TTATTTTTTTAACTGTTTTAAATTCAGGAATTTTTTTGCCTTTTTCATAGAGATAAAGCGTTTGTTGGTGAATGCCAATTTGTTCAGCAAATATTTTGCGTGAAACATTCCCTCTTTGTTCTCGGATTCTTTCAGCTATGCTCATGCAAAACTTCCCAGCGCGAAGTTTTGCGCGAAGTTTTGCGCGCAAGGCTTCCGCAATATCCCGTATTAAAACGATATACAGGAATTTTAAAAATATTTAAGTTTTGCGCTAAACAAGGTTGACTTTTTAAGTCTTTTGACTGAAAAAGGTCTTGTGAGCGGTTCAGTAGTCAATTCAGTTCTGAACCACTGTAACCGCCTACAATCGGAAGATCAACGTCCTGACTTTCGTGAAGTTTGGACAAGCGTCAAAGGAAAGCACATGTCTCAGATGTCCCTTTTCGACTGCGATTACACCCGGTTTGCCGGAGTCATGCCCGCAGTACGCGCCGCCATGCGGCGGGCGGCGGGCGCTCCGGACAGCGTCGGGCGTAAAGGGTTGGTCGACAAGATCAATCTGATCACGACCGAGGCTGAAATCCGGCTTACGGGCGGACAGGGGACGTCCATCTCCAAGGACACCTTGGACAAATGGTTGTCCCCTTCGGACACCAGTCATCCTCCTTCGGTACTGGCCGTGCTGGTCTTCTGCCGGGCCTGCGACAACTTTGATGCGCTCCGCGTCATCGTGCAGGCCGTGGGGATGGATTTGATGACGCCGGAGGACAGGCGGCTCCGGGATTATGCCGAGGCCGACCTGAGAATGAAGGAAGCGCGGAAGCGCAAGAAGCGGTTGGAGGAGGGGTTATGAGCCGACGTCGTGCGGGAACTCCCGTTACTCGGGCGAAGCTCGGCGCACTGCGGTGCGGCGTCGCCAAGCGCATCTATGAAGCCCTCCAGCGAAAGGGGTGCACGGCTGGCGTCATTGCCAAAGAGCTCTGCATTTCCGAATCCGCCGTGTGCGCCACTGTCAGAGGATGCAACCACTCGGAGCGCGTTCTCGATGCGCTCAGAGGAGCGGGCGTGCCCGAAAGATACCTTTTTGACCCCCGCCGGATGACTCCGGCAGGGAAGGAGGCGGCAGCATGAACGACTTTTCGGACGTAGGAATGCTGAAAGACGGAGTGGATCGGATTCAGACGGCCATTGATTTTCTCGAATCCGAAGACATCAAGAGAGCACTCATTCGGTGTGGCAAGTGTGGTTACGGCGCTCTTGTAACCGATCTTATTCACGCGAAGTGCGCTGTTGCGGCTGTGGCCACCGTCATGGAGCGGGAAAAGGAGGAGAAAGCATGAGTAGTCTTGCCAACGCAAAGCCTTGGTCACCGTTTTTCATAAGAGAACTTCAGGAGCTTGCCCAGTTTCTGGATGATTTGGGCATGTCGCAGGAGCTGATCAACATGACTCTGGCGGCACGGGCTGGTTTGCCGGTTGCACCGGTCGATCCGAAGTCTCCTGTCTTCGTATGGGAGAAGGACGAGGCTCCGGCTCCCGAAGCACAGCCCCGCAGTCTGGATGAACGCCGCGAGGCTGTGCTTCAGGCAATCAAAGGCATGGGTGTAGCGGACATCATCGACGTGTTGTCGCTGCCGCTCAATACTGCACTCGCCAAGACCGGGATGGTGGCGACGATCAGTGTCCGCAACACCTTCTCCTACAAGGAATAGAGCCGCAGCGTGCCGGAACGCCCCGAGCGTCCGCGCACCTGACGGCCCGGCTGCCAAGAACGCCGGAGCCTCCGAAGGCCGGAACCCCGCGAGGGTTTGAGCCTCGGAACGCCGGAGCCTCAGCGGGTCGGCATCCCCAGCGGATCGGAACCCCGGAAGGCCGGAGCATCCTGAAGACCGGAACTCCACGCGAGTTAGCGTCTCGGAAGGCCCGAGCGTCGGCAGCGGCTACCGCGCCCGTGTAGGCTTTCGCCGCATTTCCAGCGAAAGCAGCGTACAACGGCGAGATTCCGCCTCCTGACGGTGGGACGCCAGCCCGGAGCGGCACAATCCGGGCCACATTTTTTGAAGGAGCAGTGGTATGGCAATGAAGGACGCATATAGCACGCAAGAACTTGCTATCCTGCTGTGCCTTGTTGTTTCCAGCATTATTCGCAAGGCTAGAGATGAAAACTGGGGGTGGCGCAAGCGTCCCGGTCGGGGCGGCGGGAAGGAATGGCTGATCGCCTCCATGCCGGAAGCCACTCAAGCATCCATCACGGCGGCTGAAGCAAAGATGCTCGGCGCGTCCGAAGCCCTGCCGGAAATCTGCTCCTCCACGCCAGCGCTCATGAAGGACATCACGCCCGCCATTCTTGACGACAAGCGCCGCTATAAGGCGCTCGTCAAAGCCGATCTGGTGGCCTTGTACCTTGATTGGCAGCGCAAATACGGCCACACGAGCTACCAGAAGGATATGTTCATCGCCGCCTATCAGGGGGGAGCGTGGCCCCGGCTCCTTGCCGAGTATGGCCCCTCCCTCGCATGGAAGTCGCTGGAGCGGTGGAAGCTGAATCAGAAGAAGGCGGGCTCCTCTCTGGCCCTCGCGGACAGGCGGGGAATGGCACAGCGCGGTTCTTCCATCCTGACCGAAGAACACCACAAAATCATTCTCGGCAATGTTCTCAACCCTAATGCCCCCAAAATCGGCGAGTGCGTGGAGAAGATCAAGCAACGCTGCAAGGCGCAGGGGCTGCTGATTCCTTCCGATGCCACAATCCGCCGTTTCGTCAAGAAGTTCGACGCGCACTGCCATGACCAGTTCGTTTTTTGGCGGCAGGGCAAGAAGGCGTGGAACGACGAATGCGTCATCTCCATTATGCGCGACTGGAATAGCGTGGAGGTTGGAGACATCGTCATTGCGGATGGCAAGGTGCTGAACTTCGAGACGATCAATCCAGATACGGGCAGGGGCTGCCGTATGACGCTGCTCCTTTTTTACGATGGGCGCAGCCGGAGTCCTCTTGGTTGGGAGATCATGGCTACGGAAAACATACAGTGCATCTCCGTGGCCTTTCGGCGCACCTGCATCATGCTCGGCAAGATTCCCCGCGTGGTCTACCTCGACAACGGCAGAGCCTTCCGTGCGAAATTCTTCAAGGGAAGCCCCGAATTCGAGCAGGCGGGATTTTGCGGCCTTTACCGTGACCTTGGCTGCGAAGTCATTCATGCATGGGCTTACCACGGCCAGACCAAGCCCATTGAGCGCTTCTTTGAAACCATGCACGAGGCGGAAGTTTTTGTGCCGAGCTATGTGGGGCGCGACATCGCCCACAAACCCGCCCGCCTGAAGCGTAACGAAACGCTCCACCGGGAGCTTTACGAAGCCTTGGGGGGACGTGCTCTGACGGTTGAAGAAACGCATGTGGTTGTCGCCAGATTTTTCGAGACCTACTCCAATCGGCCTCAATACAGGACGCACCTGAAGGGACGCACCCCGGCGGAGGTCTTTGAGGAAGGCAGGGGGTCCGGCGTTGATCTGCAAAAGCTTACGCTGCTGATGATGGAAAAGGAGATCAGAACCATCACCAAAGACGGCATCCAGCTTCATGGGCGGTACTACTATGATGAGGCCCTGTATTCCCGCCGTCACCCCGTGCTCGTCCGCTATGATTTCCTTATGTCCCCGCACACTATCCTCGTCTACACACTGGAGGGCGACTACATCTGCCAAGCCCGCGACCGGGAACATTATCGGATCGCTTACGGCGTTCATCCGGCGGCGTCCATTCTCGGCAGAGATGAAGACGTGAGTGAGCTTGAGGAATCCATCGCCATGAAGGGGAGGCAGGAAAATACCACTTTTTCAGGCTTCCGGGGGATGCTCGAGCTGGTGAAGGCGGAAATGGGAGAAAGGGAAGACTCCAAGAAGCTCAAGGAGCGGATGTCGTTGAAGAGGCCCGCCCCCAAGCCCAAGGCCGTCACCGCCGCCGAAAAATCCGAGATCGAGGACGCCAAGGCCCGCGCCAAGCAGGAAATGGCGTCTCCGCAGGGATACGAGCCTTCCTTCACCCGGCGTTTCCGGGACGAGAAGGAGCGGTACGAGTACCTTTTTGTCCTGCGCTACGAGCGGAAGATCGAACTTGTTCCACAAGATACGGCATGGATGGAGGCGTTTGAACAGACGCCGACGTTCATCCGCAACTTCAAGGCCCAATATGACGCCCGGCTGGAGATCATAGCTATTCGGGAAGAACGGGCCGCAATATAAAGGAGAGTTTTCATGCGTGATGTGATCATCACCACGGACGCGATGGCCCGCTTCAATGCGGCGACGGACGAAATTCTGGAGTCCGGGAAGGCCATGTCCGGTTTTATCCTCGCCTATGGACAGGCCGGGCGCGGGAAATCCATAGCCGCCGATCAGTATCATATAGATCGCGGCGGGGCGTACGTCCGGGTATGGCAGGGGTGGAGCCAGACGGCTTTCCTCCAGCGGCTGCTGTTTGAAGTGCGCGGGAAGAATCTGGATATGCCCCGGCATACCGGGCAGCGCTGTAAGGAGATGATCGTCGACATCATTGACGAGCAGCGCCGTAACGGGGAGATGCGCCCCATTTTTATTGACGAGGCGGATCGCCTCAAGATCGACCGCATCGAAGACCTGCGCGACATCCATGAGATGACAGGCGTGCCCGTCGTCCTCATCGGGGAGGAAGACCTGCTCAACATGCTGTCGAACCGTCGGCGCATCTGGAGCCGCGTGGTGCAGGAGGTCGAATTCGGCCCCCTCAGCCCCGTTGAGGTCGGCGTTTACGCCATGAAAGCAGCCGGGCTGGACATTCCCGCCGACGAATGTGCGAAGATCACCACGCGTGCGGAAGGCGACTTCAGGCTGGTGCGTAACATGATGTTGTTGCTGGAGCGTTCCGCCAAGGCATCCGGGGATTTCACAGTGAATGCGGACACCCTTGATATGGTGCTGTCCTCCAGAACGTGGCGGAGGGCTTGAGATGGAAGGCATCTCCGTAACCGTGGATATGGTACGCAGCGCTCTGCAGAGCTTTTGTTCCGGAGGCGGGCAGGTCACGACCAAGCAGTTGATGGCCGCACTGGGACTGGAGTGTGAAGCAGAGAAGGCACGGCTCAGGAGACGGCTTACCGACATGGTGCATCATGGTGAGCTGAAACGCATTGATGAGGGTGTCTTTGAGTATAACTTCTCCCATCGCCCTCGCAATCCTCAGAGCTTCAGCAAGATATGGCGCTTTGTCCGGCATGCGAAACCAGGGTGGAGCTTCAGTACCGCAGCGTTGATGACGCATCTTTCCTACACACAGGTCAGCCGTTACTGCGCATGGCTTGAGGAGGAGGACTACATCTGTCGCGCCGGACGGGATGGGCAGACGATCCTCTATCAGGCTACCCGGAAGGCTGATGCCCATCCGGAAGCGCCGTATCCGCCGCTTCGGGATGTTGATCCTTTCGCCAGGGAAAAGGCGGCGGCAGCCCGGATAGTCCAGCTCCTTCTCTGCCACGATCCGTATTCCCGGAAGGTAGGGGTGAGTGTGACCGAAGCGTGTCGGACCTTACTGTCCCGATTCGAAAAAAATGTCATCCAAAATGAGAATGAACCTGAAGGAGAATCCCATGTTCAGCGATGAAATCAGAAGCGTTATGGCGGCGTTGGGCGTTCTTGCCGGAAAGATCGGCGAAGAGGAATGGGCGCTGGTGAGGATGGCGCGGCACAATCTCGGCGAGCTTGCCAATCGCGTACAGGCTGTTGAAGGTAAAATTCAGGTTTCCGTGTCGGAAGAGGAGTAGGGCATGAAGGTCAACCGTTATTACAGCGATCAGCTCAGGAGCGTTTTGTACCAGCTGATTGATGCGGGCAGGGTGTTGCAGCCGGAGAATCAAGCCGAATTCAGGGAGCTGTTGCAGGAACTCGGAGCTCTTGCCGATACCGTAGAGAGCTTTGAGGATCTTTATCTCAGCATGCCGGAGGCGAAGTAGTATGGCGGAAAAGCTCATTATTAAGGATGTGCAGCAGGCTGAAGGCGCTCTGGCCGAGATGTTGGCCATCAGCCGCAAGCTCTCTCTGGTCGAGGGCGCGATGAACGAAGAGATCGACTCCGCCAAGGCCCGAGCGCAGCAGGAGGGCACCCCGCTGTTTGCCCGGTATACGGAGCTGGAGAAGGCGGTCAAGGCGTTTGGAACGCTGAATAAATCTAGGCTGTTCGCGAACAAAAAGAGCATTGATCTGGCGTTCGGCACCATTTCGTTCCGGCAGTCCGAGCGCATCGTCCTCCAGAACGGCATATCCGACGTCATGGCGCTCCAGAAGCTCCGCGAGTTCGGTCTGCTGGACGGCATCCGCGTGAAGGAAGAGCTGGATCGGGCGGCGATGATGGCTTGGCCCGACTCCAAGCTGGAGATGGTCGGCATGAAGCGCCGCACGGTCGAGAGCATCTCCGTCGACGTCAAAGCCGAAGAGCTGGCGGGGTAACATGGCACGGGTCGCTTTCTCCAAGGCCGGGCTCGAAATCCTCGGGCGGAAGTACGCGGAGTGCGTGCTTCGGGACGCAACGCTCCCGCCCGAAGCCATGCCGCTGCTCACCCAAAGCGAGGAGTGGGCGGAGGCGACGCCACTGCTCAGAAAGAGCGTGTGTGACGCCATCCGCGAGAACGCCCGGCGAGAGCTTCTGAATGCGGGATTCCCCGCTGAGAAGATAAACCAAGTTATCAAAAGAGGTTAACATGAAAAAGGCTGAACTCATCAAGAAATGGCACGAAAAGATCGCCGAGAACGGCATCAACTATTCGGCGGCGCGGCTGGAGATGCTCCTCGAGTCCCTGTGCGACACCTTGTCCGCAGAGCTTTTCGAAGGCGGGGAAGTGTCTCTTCCGGGCATCGGCAAGCTCAAGTCCGTACAGGTTCCCGGGCGGGATCGCCTTAACCCTCGTACCGGTGAAAAGGTGTTCGTTCCCGCGCACCTTAAGGTGGTTTTCCGGCCTTCCAAGACCTTCAGCGAACGTCTGAACTGAGGAGTTGTCCCATGAGTGAAGAACAGCTGATCCATTGCAGCTTTTGCGGACGTTCCGAGGCCGAATGCAAGCACCTTATTACGGGAAAGGACGGCGTACATATTTGCGGCAATTGCGTGCTGGATTGCGCAACTATGCTGATTGAAAACCAAAAGCAGGAAGATGCCGAGCAGCAGAAAGAAGACGGGGAATAGACGCGAAACGGCCCACACGGGCCGTCATCCGGGTTGGCTACCGGATCTGATGAGCGAGCCGAAGGAGGAGATGGTGGCAAAGAATAACAAAAGTAAATCGCTGGGTCCCGATTTTGAAAGCGGGATGCTCGTAGGGTTTGCGGACGGCCTGTCGCTTATGCATCAGATGCTCACCGAGGCGGTCGAATTCACAGCACCTACGAATCCGGGAATTAGTGCCTTTCTGAGGGGACTTACGGACAACATGGGGAAGGATATACCAGACATGTTGAAGGGTTACCATGAAGCAAAGGGGCTTTCCGTGTCGCTCGAAGTCACTGTTACAAGCGAAGGCAGAAAATGGAACTGATTGACCATATGCCCGTCACAGAACGCGGCGGCAGGACGATCATCGGCGAGGGCGTCAAGTTCGAGCGTATCCGCCGGATTACCGGCTACCTTGTCGGCATGGTGGATCGGTTCAACAACGCCAAACGCGCGGAACTGAAAGACCACGTGAAGCACGTAAAGATGAACTGAGCGAAACGGCCCTACGCGGGCCGTCGCCGGATGATTTCCGGCCTGATGAGCACAAGCAAAAAGGAGACGCTATGACCGTTGCAGAGTTTATCGAGGAGTTGCAGGAAGATTACGATCCCGACGTTCAGGTTGAAAGTATCCACATGAAAACGTCAGATGGAATGATCTACTTCTACGGAGCAACGTCGTTCTCCGGGGGTGACGGTGAAAAGGAGGAAGAATGATGTCCGCAGTCCGCACTTCCTCGCCCGCGTCGACGGAAGGTGAAGCTGTAAGAAAGCTCCTGACGTTTTCCAAAGAAGTCATCATAGAGGCATTTCTCTCCGTCAGCCCGTTTTTGAATGTGAACTCTGTTATTTCTGAATGTAAAGAGATACATAGGGATAACCAGTTTAAAATGCTCATGAAACGCGACGAGGAACTCAGCAAGCAGCGGTGTATAGTCGCAAACGCACAACCGGGAGACATAGAAGAATTTTGTGTATGGAAGAAAAAGATGAAGAAGCTCATCGAAGAACAGAACATCATAGAAAAAAAGATAGACAGGCTTTTGGCCAGATAACCATGCGAAACGCCCCGGCCTGACGAGCAACCCAAGGAGAAAAGCACCATGCGTGGAGCGATTTCGGATGAAGTTTTGTCCATCGTGCGGGAGATGGTCAACAAGAATACTGCAAACGTAACACTGCCGTCTAATGCCGTGGAGGCTATGATTAACCGGATAGACCATCAAGATAAAACACTCCGTGCATATCGGGTTCTTGTCGCTTGCCACGACAATTACCTTTGTGATGTGGATAAAACCACGGCTGTGTCCGAACGCCTCCTCCGTCTGGAATCTGCACGGCAAATAGTGGCCGAGTTGGAAATTTAGCGAAACGGCCCTGCGGGGCCGTCGCCGGATGATTTCCGGCCTGATGAGCATAAGCAAATCCAGTGGAGTATGTATGAAATTGGGAAGTTACACGACGTGTACGGATTGCGCGGCACTGGTGCGCCGGTATCGGCGCAGCCAGTCTCCGGCGCTGTACTGCCGTCTCGGCTATCCGATCCGCGATGCCGCTCCGGCTGGCATGTGTCCGCATCCGGAGACGGCGCGGGAGGTCGGCCTTGCCCGCAAGCTCTACAGGAGGCTCTCATGCCGCGATATGTAGCAACGGTTTCCGGCGCGGGCGTCCACGCCATCAAAGACATGGAACAGGGTGATACGGTTTGTCTTTTCATGCTTAAAAGGGGTGGAAGCTTCGAGCAGCTCAGAGACAACCTGAATACCTGCCTTCGTGCCCTGAACTACGTCGACGAGCAACGTAAGGAGAAAAAGCATGGACTGGCGTCGGATTCCCCACGCTGAAGGGTATGAGATGTCCGAGTCCGGTGATGTCCGCCGGGCGGACGGGCTGCTCGTTCCTTATTACCGCTTGCTGTGGGGGGGCGTCACGCGGTCATGTCGGCGGAAACGCTTTATCGCATGACCTTTGACGGCCCGCTCCCTGAGCGTTCCTCGGGCGCTCCCCACAGCGTGGATGTCGACGAAAGGCGTCTTGAGGCCGCGCAGCGCCTTGTCGAAAGACTCTGGCGTGAAAACGACGAGCTTCGCGCTCGGTTTGCGGCGTTCGGCATTAATATCTGAGGATCAGGATGATGGCGGAAGATAATCGAAAATTTATCGGATCGATTTGTGTCAGAATCGGCACGGAACGCACGAAGATCGAGCTGTCTCCCGCCTCTGTCCACGGCGGCGGGGACGGATTTCGTGTGCGCGTGAACCGGTGTTGGGTTGATGCGCCGGAAGGCGGAGCGCTTTTTGTCGGCCCGGATCGGCTTGGCCAGCTTGTGGCTGACGTCGCCCTCGGCGGCATGCCCGTCCCGGAACCGGCTCCCGCTCTTCCAGCGAAGACACGGGTGAGCATCCGGCGCGAAACTGGCGGCATCATCTGGCATGACGGTGCGTGGACAATTTCGCCGCCGATCCGGGCTTATGACGGGCGCTGGTACGTCGCCGTCACCACGGCCCGCAAGGGAATTGAGTTTGTTCCTGTAAGCAGTGTCATCAGGAGTAACCATAGTGGTCACACAGAATAGACGCCCTCTGTATGCGAAAATCGCAATCGCCCGGAAGCAGCTCCCGCATCTTGACGAAGACGCCTACCGCGAACTGCTGAAGAGGGAATTCGGCAAGGAAAGCAGTAAAGAGCTTAACTGGTATCAGCTTGAAAGGCTGATCCAGCTTCTCGCCGGGCTCGGGGCACACTTTGAAAGCGGAGGAAGCAATCGCAAGGTGACCGCCAAGGCCCGCCCGGACTGGATTTCAGTGCCCGACGATGCACCGCACGCATCGCTGAAGCGCCAAATACTGGCGATCTGGAAGAAGCTCGGCTACAGCATGACAAGCCTCGAAACCCGCGTCCAGCGGCAGTTTGGTACGCACACCTTCGCCTGGGTGCATGACCACGAGAAGCTGACGGCCCTGCTGACCGATCTGCAGAAGCGGGAAAGGGCCTTCGACAAAAAGCGCGGGGCCACGGCGTGAATGCGGCGCTGGAGAGCCTCCGAGCTGACATCCTCGCGCGGCACACGTCCGTTTACCAGTTTTGCAGGCAACATGAGAATCTGAAGCGCTCCACGGTCTACGCCGTGCTTGCCGGGCGCTACGCGGGTGATGCGGAAGAGCAGCTTGCTCGTATCCGGGAAGCTCTGGACGGCCCCGGCCCCCATCCGGAAATCCCGATACCGGGGCGGATAGCGGAAGTGCTCCAGCGGACGAAATGTCGGCGCTGTCGTCCTGTGAGCCGACGAAAGTGTCAGAGATGTCGTGAGAAAACGGAACAGGAAGCGCAGGCCGTGATGGAATTTTTAGAGAAGGAGGAGGCATGTCGAGGACATTGATCACGGACATCGTGCAACTGACGCGGGACGGCTGGCGACCCTATGGTGGCCAGCCCGAAGGCTATGTGTACGAGCGCCTTGGCTGCCCGTATCTGCTGACGAAGCGTAACAGGCCGTACTGGTTCGTCAAGAGCGACTTGTATCTGTGCGTCGGCTGCGCCCGGCGATGCAGCCTCGTGCGCCCCGACGGCTTTCCGCTCCCGCTCCCCATCCGCTATCCCAAGCCTCAGCAGCCGTACACGCTGACGCCGTATGAGATGGTCGAAAGAAAGCCCTTACTGACTGTCGAAGAGGCTGCCTACTGTCTGAACGTCTCCAAGCGCACGGTATATGGCTACATCGATCTTGGGAAGCTCAATGTCCTGAAGGAAGGCCCGAAACGCGTGAGTTCACGGGATGTTCGGCGCATGATGGAGAACTTCGTCTTTGAGCAGTGAAAAAAGCGTGCACAGATTGCGACGTTTCCGGAACGGCGGGCCCCGACATGGCAATGTAGCCATGCCGGGGCCTTTTCTGTTCTGCCTCGGCACACCTCTCCTTTTCCCGCCGGGATTGGCCCGGCGGGGTTAAACCGCCGAGGTCGCAATGACGATTCTGAAGACGCTTCTCTCCTCCCGCCGCTGGTTCGCGCTCACCGTGTTGGCCACCATCTGTCTGTCCGCTTTGCTTGTACTTTTCGCTCCGCAGCAGGCCCCCGTGGTCCACTACAAGCTGACGCTCGTTCTTCTCGCCGGTCTTGTTCTGTACCTGCTTGATTACGTGCTTTTCCCGTTCGCATCCCCCGATTCGTACCTTGCCGACGACTGGCGCAAGGCTCCCGATGCCGACAGGCCGGATGACGCGGACTACCCGGTCGTGGAGGGATACCGGCAGGTCTTTTGTTTCGCCATGCTTCGTCGCGCCATCATCATCGGTTGCGGGATGCTAGCCGTGGGATTGGGGCTGTAGCCATGAGCGTCAGGCAGTATTTGTCCGGCGTATGGAAACGGGGACAGCCCCGCGTTAAGGTTTTGCTGGCGGCGATTTGGAGATGGCTGAAGGACTGGCCGGATTTCATCCTGCTCGAATGCGCCAAGGGGTTACCCTACTTCCGCGTCGGATTCTGGTTTGTCCTTGGCGGCATCTGTGCGCTTTCGCTGGTCATTTTATGCTGTCACACGGGCCATGCCGCCGAAGTCCAGATTCCCCGCGCCGCCCTGCAGTACCGTTCCGAGCTGATCCGCTCCTCGCGCATGGTCTGGGGGCTTGATGCGCCGGTGGCCGTGTTCGCCGCACAGATTCACACGGAAAGCTGGTGGAAAAACAGCACAGTATCGTCGGTCGGGGCGCAGGGGCTGGCGCAGTTCATGCCGTCCACGGCGAAGTGGCTGCCGTCCGTGGCTCCCGAGACCGGCACACCCGCGCCTTTCGATCCGCGCTGGTCGCTGCGGGCCTGCGTCACCTACGACAAGTATCTTTTTGACCGCATCACGGCGCGATGGGGCAAGCCCCTCACCGAGTGGAACCGCATGGCTTTTGTGATGTCGGCATACAACGGGGGGCTCGGCTGGACGAACCGCGACCGCGCCAGAGCCGCGCAGTCCGGCCTCAATCCCGACGTCTGGTTCGGGCACGCCGAGCAGGTCAACGCGGGCCGACGGGCCAGCGCGAAGCGGGAAAATCAGCGGTATGTCCATTTTATCCTGCGCGAGCGCCAACAGGCGTACGTCAGGGCTGGATGGGGCAGGGGGGTGAGTGATGAGTAAGCTTCAGATCCTCGCCGTGTTTGTACTGACTTTTTGCCTCGTCGGATGGGGATACGTGAGGGGCGACAGAGACGCCTCCGCCGAGTACGCCGTGCTGATGGATAAGGAAAAGGATGCCCATGCGGAAACAAAGAAGGCGCTCGAAGCCGCCCTTGCGGCGGGCATCGGCTGGAAGGCCGCTTACGAGGAGATGGAAGCTTCGGCTGCGGCCTATCAGGATACCGCCGAAGCCTGTCTCGTCCGGGAAAAGGACTGGAGGAACGCCGTGGAGCGTCAGGAAAGTATCCTTTGTGAGGCTTCCGTCCGTCCCCGGACAGCCGAGGAGCGGGAACATGTTGTGGATGCTGCGACGCGCCGCAAGGCCGCTGCTCTACTTAACGCTGCTTGGTAGTCTGCTGCTCGCCGCAGGATGCGGGGAGCGGATGCCGGAGCTGCCGGCACCTCCGCGTGTCTTTCCGGCGCGGGACTGTCCGGCTCCCGAGCGGCCCGTCCTGCCTCCCGTGGACGGAACCCTTCCGTTTGATGCCCCTGAGAACATTACGGCACTTATGCGGCGGGATACGATTTTGAAACATTATGCCGAGGGGTTGGAGGCTGCAGTCGACTGCTACCGCAAGGCGAAGAAGGAGGTCTCCGATGATGCCCGTGGAGCAAATGCCACAGTTGATTGAGGCACTGGCTTCCATTGCCGAAATTTTGGGACGGCTTGGTGTGCCGGGGCTTGTTGCTTTGGTCTTGGCAGGCCCTGCAGCCGTCCTGATCATGATACTCGTACTTGATCATCTCAGGACACGACATTCTGACATTCGAGACGCACGGCACCGTGCGGATATGGAACGCATGTTCTATGAATATCGCAAGGATATGGATGCGCGTAATTCGGAAACACTGGCTCTTGTGGAACAACACAGAGCCGATACACAGGCTATCCTGCGTGATCTCGGCGAGAAGCATGCACAGGTAACCCAATATTATCGGGACAACGTTGAGGTTGTGAAGGGATATCAGAGAATGACTACCGATTTCTGTGATGTCGTCGTGAACAACACTCGGGCGTTGGAGCGCATAGCGAACATGAGTGAAGTCAACATGTTTTGTCCGATGGCGCGGGAAGCAGCCACGGGTCGCAAGTAGGAGAGCACATGAGCGAACGCACGGAAAATCTTGGTCGACGTGTTGAACTGCGGAGAGAACGTCAGCGGCTTGCAGCCGAGTGCGACGGGCTTCGCGGTCTCTTGCGCCGTCAGCTTCCGCTTGATGATGAAGTGGACGATCTTGATGGCGAAGGTATTTTCAATTCGGCGCTGGCTCTTCGCCAGAGCCTTGTTGAGTTGTCGGGAGTCAATAAAAAAATAGCCATTCTGAACCGTGAACTTGGCGACTAAGGGGTTGTCATGGATGCATTGCAGCGACTTGAAAGGCAAATCATGGAACTCGAAGAGACGGCGGAGGCTCTGCGTTCACGCATCCAGTATCTGCTTTATCTCAATGAAGATACGGGGTTGATTGCCGGAGAACGCGTTGCCGCCGCGTCGTCCGCGTTGAAAAGCGTCACCGAATTGCTGAGGTCGCTCCTCGCCGAAGCCGAAAATCTCCGAGAAAGCGATGGGCGTTGAGATCGATGCCGATACCCGCTGGCGGGCGATGGAGTTGTACTGCGCCGACCGGCTGACCTTCGCGCAGGTCTCGGAGGCCACCGGCATCGCAGACTCCACGCTCCGGCGCTGGGCCGACGCCTACCAGTGGCGGGAACGCAGGGAAGAGCTGGCCCGGGCGGAGGCGGACATCCGCATCGATACGATCCGGAGCCGGGCCGCGATCCTGAAGCATCTGCTTGAAGCGGAGGACGGTAAGGCCGCATCCCAGATTGCCTTTGCCGTTGCCAGTCTCGGAAACCTTGAACTCCAGTATCAGAAGGCCATGCTTGCCGGGGAGATACTGAATCCTGCCAAGCCGGAGAAGCCCGTGAAGGTCTCCAGCCGCGCCGAAGCCATCGCCGTGCTGAAGCAGGCCGTGAACAACAAGCTCGGCACGATCCTTTCAGATGAGAAGTACGTCACGACCGACAGCGTCACGGACATCGCCAAGTGTCTCGCGCTGGTGCAGGAGCTGGAAGCCACGCTTCCCAAGGAAGAGGCAGATACGATGAAGACCGGCGGGGTGTCCGCCGATATCGCTGAAAGACTCGACAAGGCGTTGGGGCTGGTCAAATGAATGAATTGGGTGTGTTGCTGCCATATCAGGAAGAGTGGGTGCTTGACGATGCCACCGTCAGCGTGTGGGAGAAGTCCCGCCGTATCGGCGCATCCTACGCGGAGGCCCTGAAGTCCGTGCGCTTCGCCATGCGCAACCGCGACGCCGGAGGGCAGAACACGTACTACCTTTCCTACAACAAGGAAATGACGCAGCAGTTTGTTAAGGACGCGGCCTATTGGGCAAAAGTCCTCAACGCGGCGGTCAGTGATACGGAAGAGGTCGTGCTGCGCAATCCCGACGGGGACATCACCGTCTACCGCATCCGCTTCGCTTCCGGCTTCGACATCTGGGGGCTGCCGTCCGAGCCGCGTTCCCTGCGTTCGAAACAGGGCCGGGTCATTATCGATGAAGCCGCCTATGTCGATGATCTCGCCGGGTTGATCAAGGCTGCGATGGCGTTGCTCATGTGGGGTGGGTCCGTCTCCATCCTGTCCACGCACAACGGCGAAGACAATGCCTTCAACGAATTGGTCAAAGACATCCGGGCGGGAAAGCGCGACTATTCCCTGCACCGGACGACGCTTGACGATGCCCTCGCCGACGGCCTGTATCGCAAGATTTGCCAGTCGCAGGGGAAGCCGTGGACGCGGGAGGCGGAAGACCGCTGGCGCGAGCGGCTCATCACGGACTACGGCGAAGGCGCGGACGAAGAGCTTTTCTGCATCCCGAACCGCTCCTCCGGCGCATACCTGACCTCGGCGATGATCGAAGCGTGCATGGCGGACGGTGTCCCCGTGCTTACGTGGACGCCTCCCGCCGAGGATTTCGTGGACTGGGATATGCCGCTGGCCGAGATGATTACCCGGCAGTGGCTGCGCGGGCACGTCGACCCGCTGCTTGCCGAGCTGCCCGCCGGGTGCAGTCACTTCGTCGGCGGCGACTTCGGGCGCTCCGGCGACCTGTCCGTGTTCTGGCCGGTCACCGAGCAGGCCGATCTGACGCTGGCCACGCCGTTCACGGTGGAGCTGCGGAACTGCCCATACCGCACGCAGCAGCAGATCCTCTTCCATATAATAGATGCGTTGCCCCGCTTCTCCGGACTGGCGCTCGACGCCCGGGGCAACGGCAGCGCGCTCGCGGAGTTCGCCCGGCAGGAGTATGGCCCGGCACAGGTGGAGGAGGTCATGATCTCCGAGAGCTGGTACCGCGAGACCATGCCGAAGCTGAAAAGCCGCATCGAGGACAAGACGGTGGTCTTGCCGAAGAGCGCGGATGTGCTGTCCGACCTGCGAAGCCTGCGCGTGGTCAAGGGCGTTGCCCGCGTGCCCGACGTACGGGGCAGGGACGCCACCGGGAAGCGCCACGGCGACGCCGCCGTCGCGCTGGCGATGGCCATCCACGCCCGCGAAAAGCTGGGCAGCGTCGAGCCGTGGAGCTGCGAGACGGTGGACGTGCTCGCGGGACAACGTTTTTCCTTCGATGGGTTTTAAAAGAAAGGACAGAGTATGAAGCGACCAGAGTGGGCAAAAGCCAAGGTGCGACTTTACTTTTCGCGTTGCTGGATAGGGGAAGAGGATGGCGTCCCCGTGATTCAGGGTGTCACCGGCTTTCATGACTTTTTGCTTCTCCATGTCGATGTTCCCATCCATCAGTGGCTCATCCAGCCTTTTTTCAAGGAGGAAGAGTTCCCCTTCCGGATACTCGAAGTGTACGAAGGGGAGTAGCTGTCCGCTGATACCATAAGAGGCCCCGTAGAGGGGCCCTTCCAGAGAAGGAATGGATATTTTGCCTTATGCATCTGGTTATGATACCCCTGTACGAGCGGTTCAGCCGCATGGAAACGCACCGCAACCGTGCAGGGGGCCGGAATGTTCTCTCTCTCTCTCTCTCTCTCTCTCTCTCTCTCTCATATATATTGCCAGTATTGATACTAAAATAATAAGTAAATCAAATATGTTATTACTTAAAAAAATTTCAGAAAAATATCTTTTGGATAAGGAACGGATAATCATCTTCCAATTTGAGTAATTCGTCGTTATTATCTCTTCATGAGCGACGTAACCAGCAGAAAATACATAAAAACAAAGTTCGAGGGCGTTTACTACCGCCAGTCCGCCAAGCGTGATCCACGAACT